TGTACAGGCGTTACCAGGCGGGGCTGCAGGGTGTGGCGAACAACGATGAAATCGGCAGAATGATGCACGGCGATAAGACACTGGATTCTATGTTCGCTTCGCTAAAGCCCTTCCGTAACGGGATGAGGCTGCTATGAGCCTGGATGCGGCGATCGGCGGCGTGCGGACGGCAGTGGAGACTATCAGCGGCTTGACGCGTGTCTACGATGACCCGCCGGCTAGTCTCAACGAGTTCCCCTGTGCGTTCGTCGTGGCGGCTAACGGCGAAATGAGCGACACCGGCGCGGGTGGGCTGGCGCTGCACACCATCGCGATTGAAATCTACCAGTCGCCCAACATCACGGCGCAGGCGGTAGACGGAGCGAAGGTGTGGCCCGACCGGGTATTCGCGGCACTGCGTACCGACCAGACGCTAGGCGGCAGCGTGGCGCATATCCGCTGGCCCATCACCTATCAGGCGGTAGGTCTGCAATACAACAACGTGACCCACTACGGGATGCGGTTCAACGTGACCGTGAAAGTGATCGAGTAATGAGCGACATCGCACTGAGGTACATCGGCGGCGGGAGCTACATCCCCAACATACCGGCGCGTGACCTGACGGCGGCAGAAGTGGCGCAGTTTGGCGAACGCATCCGGCAGGAGGAAGCCGCCAGCAATACGCGGCTGTATGAGCCTGTAGCGCCGTCGAAGGCGACTAAGACAGCGGCACAGGAACAGCCGCAGGAGGAATTGAGCAATGGCTAACGTCTACGGCCCATTTTCAATGAACAAAACCGCCATCGGGCGGGAATCGGCGTATGGCACCGGCGTAGCAGCAACAACGCTGTGGCGTGCCCCGTTCAGCATGGTCGAGGATGCGTCTGAGCATGTGGTGGTTGACGAGAACGTCGGCTTATTCATGCAGGCAGAGCGCGGCTACTTCAACAACTACCGCGGGCGCTTGGCGATGCCGGCGACCGAACTGACGTTCGAACAGGTGTGCCACATCCTCGAAGCGGGCGTGCTGACCGCGACGCCATCCGGCAGCGGCACCTACACGCGCGCGTATGCGTACCCGACAGACGGCAGCGTACCGACGCCGAAGTCGTACACTATCGAAACGTACAACATGGCGGCAGACGCCGACGCGTTGGAGATGAACGGCTGTTTGGTGGAGGAATTCACCTTTGAGGCGAATGCGGGCGAGGCATGGAAGATGTCTGCGACCTGGTTCGGCAAGCGCCCCGTCACGACCACGCCGACCACGCTGTCTACGTTGGTGAGCGTCGAGGAAGCCAAGCTGCCCATGACGCTGTTGTACATCGACGCGACTGGCGGCACGGTAGGCACCACGCAGAAAATGGGCGTGCTGATGGGCGCGCAGGTACGCGTCAAGACGGGTCTGCAACCCGTCCCGGTTGGCGACGGTTCCCTGAGCATCACGGCGTACAAGTGGACGAAACCGGAAATTACGTTCACCTTGACGCTGGAACTGCAAGAGGACAGCACCGTCAGCATGGTCAGCACCGAGCGCACCGCGTTCACTAATCAGACGGTACGCCTGTTTAAGACCTCCTGTGCCGGCACAAGCTCGCGTTCGTTCGTGATGCAGTGGGCGGGCGTCTACGATTCGGTAGGCGACTACACCAGCAACAACGGCAACACAACCGTGCAGTTGAGCGGGCACGCGGTCTACAGCAGCGCTGACACGCTGTTCTGGGGCGCTACCGTAATTAATGCCGTCGCCACACTGCCATAAGGGGCACACATGGGATTCTTCACCGGCAAAACTAAAGTAGTTGACCTGAGACACGGCAACACCGTCACGCTGCGCACCCCGACATTTGGCGACGTGTACGAGACACGGGCGGCAATGTCAGGCGCAGGGCGCGTGATAGACGAGTTCACGCTACGCGCCGAAATGACCGCCAAGGCTATCCTGTCATGGGACGGACCCGACTTCGAAGGACAGCCGGTAACGCGCGACAACTTTATGCTCTTGCCGTTGGATGTCACCAACAAAATTATGGAAGAAGCATCCTCTATGATTTGGCTGAGTGACGACGAGGGAAACTGATTCGGCGTGGCTACGAACTGCGAATCATGCACAACTCGCAGAGCGCGGCCACGCCGACCCGCTACGGCATCCTGATGGCGATCATGCGTGAGTACGGTTGGAGTTGGCGAGAACTGTGCGAGGCGCCCGCGGACCTGGTTGAAGAAATCGCCATCCGCCTAGAGGCAGAGCAGACGTGGACGGCAGAACGGCAGCAGTTTGACGGGCAGATGCAGCAAGCGCGTGCAAGTTTGGGGCGTTAGAAGGCGGCGACTGTGGCGGACGAAATCGTAAAAGTTGGCATAGTAGCCGAAGATAAAACCGGGCCGGGTGTAAGTAGTGCCAAGCGCAATCTTGAGGGGCTAGGCAAGAGCGCGCAGTCGGCAACGTCGTCATTTAACACGCTCAAGGCGGCGGCGGTCGGCGTCGGCGGCGCACTCACCGTCATGGGCGGCGCGGCGGTCATCGGCGGCTTGACCAACATGGCGTCGGGGGCGTTGCAATCCTACGCGGCCTACGAACGGCTAGGGCAGTCAATCAACGCGCTGACGGCAAAGCAGGCGCTACTGAGTGGCAGCGCGTCAACCATGACGCAAGCCCTCGCGCAGACCAAGACGCAGAGTAAAGAGCTTGTCGCGTGGATTGAAAAGCTGGCTATCGAATCCCCGTTCCGGCAAGACGACGTAGCGCAGGCGTTCCGGTTGTCAATGGCGCTTGGCTTCAACACCAAAGAAGCGCAACGTCTGACGCAGGCGATGCTCAACTTCGCCACCGCGACCGGGCAGGGCGGCGAGACAATCGAGCGTATCAACCGGGCGCTTGGGCAGATGCGCACTAAGGGCAAAGTCAGTTTAGAGGAAATCAACCAACTGACCGAAGCCGGCGTGGATGCTATGCGCATCTTGCAGCAGGCGACGGGCAAGACGGGCGAGGCGCTGTATAAGGACATCAGCAAAGGCGCGGTGTCCGCTGACATGGCAATCAACGCCATCATAGCCGACACTGAAAAGCTGTACGCAGGCGCAGGCGCGGCGGCGTCCACTAGCATGTCGGGTCTGCTGTCCAGTTTGGCAGAGGTTCAGGACATCATCGGGCGTGAGTTGTTCACCGGCGTCTTTGAGCAGTTGCAGGGGCCGCTTGCCGCGCTGACCGCCATCGTCACCGCACCCGAATTCAAGGCAGGGCTAGAGGGTTGGAGCGCCACACTAGGCAGTTTCACCGGCGACCAGATAGAAGCCGCCGCGGGCGCAATGGAGCGCATCGACGCCGCCATTCAGCCGCTACTCAACGCGGGCGCGCCGCCGTGGATGGTGGCCCTACAGGGGTTGGCGGCGGCATCCGGCAGCGATTTTAAGATTACCATCACGCCCGAAGTCACGTCCATTAAACTGCCGTCCGCGGGGCTAGGCATCGACATCACGGCGACGGCGACCAAGCTGGAACTTGGCGCGGGCTTGCCGCCTATCGAAATTGCCGCCAACATCACGCCTGAAAACCAAGCCATCATTACAAGCCTGCTGGATGCCGCCGCGAAGGGCGGCGCCAAGGGGTTCGGTACTGAGCTTGGCGCGCAAACACGCGTCGCGCTGCAAGGGCAGACGGCAGAGTTAGCTACCACGTTTTCCGATTGGGGCGCGCAGGCAAAGAGCAACCTCGACACGGCGCTGACCACCTGGCAGCCAACTATCACGGCTGTGGCAGAGTGGGCAGACGGTATACCTGCTGACCTGTTCGAGCAGGCGGCGCAACCATTCCTCACGCCCATCACGGTACTTGGGGCGTGGTTGCCTGACGCGCTGAATACGCTGTGGAGCAACGCGCAAAACTGGTTCAGCGCCAACCCCGTCAGCCTCAATGTGCAAACGTCGTACACGCCTGACACGCAGCCGCTAGGCTTGCCAAGCGGCACGGCGCTGCCCAACGACATCACGCTGCCGGGACCGCTGTACAGTGGCGACCCCCGCTATAGCAACTGGAACTCCCCCGCCACATCCAGCACCGGCGGGCCGGCACCCAAGCGCAATCGCGCCATCGGGGATGGCTTCTTTGGCGGCGGGCTGGCCCTGGTAGGCGAGCAGGGGCCGGAACTGGCGGTGCTCCCTCGCGGTACGGCCATCTACAACAACCGCGACACGCGGGCGATGGGTTACAGCCGCTTTGCATCCGGCACGACGCAGCTCCCCCCCGGCGCAGGGCCATTTATCGCACTGCTACGCGCGGCGGGGCTGTGGAAATCCGTGGGCGGCGGCGGCGGCATGGGGCCAAAGACGCAGGCGGATTCTGTCGGCTGGCGCGACTTCACCGACCAGGGCGTACAGGCAATGCAGACCGCCGCGGACCGCACCGGCGCGGCGTTTGAGGAAACGGCAGGCAAGGTAAACAAGACGTTTGAGAGCGCGTTGCAATCCGTTCCCGGCTTGTTCGGCACATCGCAAGTCACAGCCGACGACATGCGCAAGTCGCAGCTTGGCATGTACCAACCGAAAGCCGACGAATATCTGCGCCAACTCAGTGACGAAGTGCTCAACGGCAAAGAATGGGGCGCGGGTGTTGACATCAAGGACGCCGCCAAGCGCGCGGGGATCGACCCCAACCTGCCTAACGACATCATTTTGGAACTCGTAAAAGAGGCGTGGAATAACAGCAGCCTATTTGCCGAAGGTAAGAATCTCGACCTCATTAACACCGACGCGGTTAAGGCGTCAATCGAGCAGCAGCAAAAACAGTTGTCAGGGCAAGCAAGCCTCAAGGCGCTGTTCGGCATCACCGACGAAAACCTACAGGCGCAGAGCGAGGCGTTAGGGCAAGGTTTGGCGGCGGTGTTTGGCGGCGCCAGCGAATCGGACGCCATGAAAAATTCGGGTGTCGCCATCATGGGCGGCATTACAGCCGGGTTGTCAGACCCCGGCGCGGCGTCTACTGCCGTCGCAGGCATGGCAAACGCCATGAAAACGGCGCAGGGTACACCGGAGAACCAAACGGCGCTATATGACAACGGCTACGGCGCTTACGCAGCGTGGAGCAAAGGCTTCGCAGCAGCAGCGGCGGCGGCACCCATTCCCACCCCCGGCGGCGGGACGATGGGGCCGGTAACGAATCCCGCGAGTAAGGCGGTCGGCGTCGGCTTCTGGCAGGGCGGCATGATGACCGTCCACGCCAACGAAACGCTGTATGCCCCGCGCGGCACTGAGGTACGCACGGCGCGCGAGGGCGGGCGCAACGGGGTGACGGTCATCAACCACGTCACCATCAACAGCCAAATCGACAAAGAAGCATTTCTCGCGGACATGGCGCGGCGGATTCGGAGGGCATCATAATGGCGCACGCGCTGAGTATCACGGACGGCACGACGACCGTCAGCCTGTCCACAACCAACGCCATGTTGACGCTGTACGTGCCGGTGGAGGCGCAGCCGGGTGAGCAGAGCGTAACCGAGTCGGTTGAACTCATGTTCTACGCGGCGTCGGCTAGTGCCATGCAGACGGCGATACAAACGCTGCAACGCTTGTTGGACGGCGTGCGGCGGCGCCAACAGTGGGGCGTGGGGCCGGTAGTCTACTTTCAGTTCCAGCCAGACGGCGACGCGACCACATGGCGCAGCGAGATGCTAGACGCGCGGCTTGAGTACCGCGAGGACACGCTCAACGTGTTCGCACAAGCGAAGATGCCCGCGACGTTGATACTGCAACGTGTCCCATTTTGGGAAGGCACCTTGACGCAAATCCCGCTTACCAACGCAAGCGCGAGCAACAACACGTCGGGAATCACCATCTACAACCACGACGACAGCGGCACGAATCACGACAACTACGTGCAGATTGCCGCGGCAGACGTGGGCGGCTCACTGCCCGCGCCCGTCAAGATTCAACTGACAAACAACACCGGCAGCACCGTCAACTACAAGCAGATATTGATGGCGTGCAACGCGTTCTGCGACCCCGGAAACTTTGTCCACATCCTCGAAGGCGAAGCGAAGGCAAGCGGCGGCAGCACCGGCAGCAATGCGGATTCGTCAAACGGCAGTTACGCGACGTTGACCGTCAACACGTCCGGATCACATCAGTGGGACTTGTCCGCAACGTTCCTGCAAGACACCAAGGGCTTCGACTTTCATGTGCTTGCGCGCCTGCGCAGCATCAACGGGACGGTATACATGCGCCCCGCGGTGTACGAGGCATCCGGCACATATGCGCTATTCCAAGGCGACGAAATCCAAGCGGGCGTGCTCACTGATACCCTGCTCGACCTCGGCGTCGTGCCATTGCCCCCCGGTGGCTACGCGACCGCATACGCGGCGCAACGCCTGTCCATTGCCATGCGGTCGGCGTCTAGTGTCGTAGTGGAGACTGACTTCTTGGCGTTCTTCCCTGCCAACACGTTTCGTAAACTGCGCCTGCTCTCCACTATTGCCAACAGCACGGCAATCGTTGACGACCAGACCGAGAGCCGCGCCTACAGCATCACTAGCAGCGCGGATACGCCAAACGTCGTGACGGCAGGGATGCCGTTGACGGTGTGGCCTAACACGCTGCAACGCATTTATGTGCTGTGGAGCCTTGCCGACCTGAGCGCGCCCATTGCGTCAACGTTGAGTGTCAAAGCGTGGTACAGACCGCGAAGGGCGTCGTTCTAATGGGCGACTTCTCCCTGTCCTTTTGGGACCGCGACAACAACCCCGTTATCCCGCCCGCGGGCTTGACGTTCACGCCGTCACGGTTCGGCGCGGTGGCGTTGGGCGGTTCTGACTCGGCAGAGATTACCGTCAGCGGCGCGGAACTGGCGTTACACGGGCTGCGCTCCTGGCTGCGCTATCGGGTGGAGATAACCGGCGCGGCGGGCGTGGTGTGGGAAGGGCACGTTGACAGCATCCTACTCGGCTTGCCCGGTGTGTCCGTCAGCGTCGGTACGGAACAGATGTACAACGCTATCAAGGTACTGTATTCCTACACCGGCGACGATGGCGGCAGCGAATCGGGCGAAACGGATTGGGCAACCGACGCCGACAGCATCAGCGAGTACGGGCGCAAAGAGGCCATCCACAGCAGCGGCGGCGAAACGACCGCAGAAGCGGCGACCGCGCTGCGTGACACGGTGCTGGCCGGCACGAAGAAAGCGAACGCGCCGACTCTGAGCGTAGAAGGTGCAACTGACGCGGCTACGGCTGGCGCAACGCTTACGTGCAGCGGGCGTTTTCACCAACTGGAGTGGCGCTACCACACCGACACGGGCGGCTACGAGGCGAACGAGCAGACCGGCGAACGCACGCTGTTGGGCTGGACGTACACGGCAACTAGCATCGGCTTCGTCACGTCACCCTACAACAAATTGGCTGACTACAACAGCCATTTGGAAGCATTGGACGCAGACGATCAACTACTCGTCAGCGGCACATGGGGCGGCAGCAATGACGGGCTGAAAGTCGTCAGGGGCAAGGTCGGCGGCGACCCTGAAAGCTACACGGCGAACACCATCAGCTTCGACCCCGCAGACGATGTGCTGGACAGCGCGAGCGGCCTGGGTTTCGTGCGCGCCAAGGAAGCCATCAGCATCACCGGCACGACGGGCGGGCTGAATAATGGCGTGTACCTGTCCAGCGATGTGACAAGCGCGGCGCGTTTTGAGGTGGCGAGTTACGGCGCGTCGCCCGTTGTGGCGCAGGCGGCGGGGCCATCCGTCACCATCGCGCAGGCGCAGAGTGTCGAGCTTGTTAGCAGCTCCGTCAACGAGCCAAGGGGCAACACTGTCACGCTCACCGCCTACGGGCAGAAGAGGGCGCAGCGGTTCCAACTATCCAACGGCCCGTGGTCGTGCGGCGAGGTTGCCATTCACGTCGCTAAGTGGGGCACGCCTGCCGACGATGTGGTGGTCAGCCTGTTCAGTGACAACGGCAGCGACCAACCAAACGCGCTGCTTGGCTATGGTTACATCCATCCGGCGGATGTTCCGGCGCAGTCGGCAACGTGGCGCAGCGCCAAACTCGTAACGCCGGTTACGCTGGCGAACGCGACGAAGTACCACATCGTCGTCAGCCGTGCCGGTTCCAGCGACTACGCCAACTATTACACCGTGTCACGCGACGCGGACGGGCAGTATGCAAGCGGCGCGCTGCTGCTATGGACGGGCATGACCTGGGACGCGCCGTACACTACAACTGACATGGCGTTTAAGCTGTGGGCGACGATGGACAGCACCGCCAAGATTGCGGCCATTGTCGCGGGCGCGACCGGCGTCGTATCCGCTACCAACGCGGCGGCGGAAGCGGGTGTACGCACACGGCAGTTGCGCGACAATCGCAGCACCGCATGGGAGGAAATCACCCAACTGTTACAGACCGGCAATTCGTCAGGGCAGCGCATCCTTGCCAGTGTAACGTCACTGGGAACGTTGGTGCTGACCTACGAACAAGCGTTCGATGCGCAGACGGCGCTTGTGTGGACGCGTGACGGGCGTATCCGCGCGGCAAACGGGCGTTACCTGCTGCCGGGTGTGCTGCCGGTGGGTAAGTGGGTGCAAGTGGAAAGCCTGCTATTTGCCGATTGGCAGGCAGACACGACGCGTTTTCTTGTGGACAGTGCAGAGTACGACGCGGAAAACGGGCAGTGGAGCCTGCGCCCGAAAGACGCCGCGAATCCGTTCGACCTTGGCACGGAACAGGGATAGGCGATGGCGCGCAAATACAGCAGCGAGTATAAGAACCTGGAGCCATACGTCGTCACGACAGCGCGCAGTGTCGCCAATGCTGTGCTGGCAGGCGCTACGGGCGGCGGTGGCGGCGGTGGTATCACCGACCACGGCGGGTTAACGGGGTTGAGTGACGACGATCACCCGCAATATTTGACACCGGTTCGTGGCGATGCCCGCTATCTGACGGCTACCCGCCTATTGACTGCGGGCGCAGGCTTAACGGGCGGCGGCGACCTCTCCGCAGACCGTTCGTTTTCCGTGGGCGCAGGGCTAGGCATCACGGTTAACGCCGACGATGTGGCGCTCGCTTCTACCGTGGCCGGCGACGGGTTGACCTACAATACAGGCGTCTTGGCTGTGGGCGTGTCGGGCTTGGGGTTGGGTGTTGGCGCGGATGCGGTAACGCTTGCCAGCAGCAGCAATCCCGGTGCGGCGGCGTCCATTCTGGCAAGCAGCGCGGCGGGCTTGTTGACGCTCCAGAATGGCGCATTTGTCCAGGCGGCGCAGTCGAGCGCCACTTTTGCCAGCGGCTTCGCGGGCAGTGGTTGGCGTGTGGACTACGGCGTGACGACGGCAAGCAAGGCATCGTTGGAGGTTGATGACCTGACCGTGCGCGGGCGTATGCGTGTGTACGAATTGCTGATTCAGCAAATCCGCGCCACCAACGGGAGCCTGCTTGTTACGTCGTCGTCGCGCGCCGCCGAGGTGACAACGTACTCAAACCCGTTGTGGACGGTTAACGGGAGCCAACTAACGCTAAACGGCGCCAACGCTACGCTAAAGGCTTCGCTGTACACCATCAGCACCGTACAGACAACCGGCGCAACCGACACGGACGGCGGCAGCACCGACCGGCGCAACTATCACGGATTCCTGCTAGGTGACATCATCCGGTCGCAGCAAGTACGCTGGAACGGCTCTGCGTTTGCCGGTGTCATTCAGAGCGATTTAGAGGTAACATCTGTTACCAACCTGTACACCTACGCCGCAGCGTTGGTCGGCGGCGACTCGGCATCAGTCGGTTACGACTATGTGCGCCTCGGCAGCGTGACGGACAGCTCACGGCGGGGCGTGGTGTATCTGACATCGGACGACAGCGCCGCGCCATTTATCGACATCGTAGATGGGGTGCAGTATCACACCGACTGGAACAGCGCGGCAGTCAAACGCGTGCGCGTGGGCAAGCTGACAGGCATCAGCGACGCCGACTTCGGCGGGGCACTGAGTGGCTACGGGCTGTACGGCAATAACGTCTACCTTAAAGGCAACATATACGCCACGTCGGGCCAGTTCACCGGCACGGTATACGCCAACGCGGGCAGTTTCACGGGCACGGTATACGCTAGTGCAGGCACATTTAACGGCACCGTCACGGCAGCATCCGGTAGCATCGGCGGCTGGACGATTGGCGCGGCGTCGCTCACAGCGGGCAGTGGGGCCACGACGGTAGGACTCGACAGCGGCGGCACGAATCCGGCCATTTATGCCGGCAGCGCCACCCCCGGCAGCGCACCGTTTCGGGTGACGAATGGCGGCGCACTGACGGCAACGAGCGCCACTGTGTCAGGTGATTTTTCCGTTGCATCAAGCACGTTCGGAACTTCGGGTGTGCAGATGCAGTATAACAGCAACTCGCCGCGCTTCTACGTTGGCGACGGGGCTAATGCCTTCCTAAAGTACGAGACAGCGACCGGCTACCCGATTGCATCAGGTATCTACATTCAGGGCGCCTCCTATGTGACT